AGGTGGGGGTAATGTAGGGAATCCTGTTTCAGGTACTACAGGAGCTGGCACACAAACAGCGATGATTGGAGCTACAGGTTATTCTTTTGCTCCTAGTGGTCCTCCTTGGAAAACACCTGGCGCTAGTTACATTGCAAATGCATTTGAATATGATGGTTCGTCTTGGACAAATGTAACAGCTTTACCAACAACAGGTGTAGGATTAAATTCATTTGGAACTCAAACAGCTTCAGTATTTGGTGGAGGTGCTCAAGGCGGTTCTCCAGGACCTGAAGCAAGTAATAGAAGTACAACTTACCACGAATATAATGGTACATCTTGGACTTCTGGAGGTTCTAGTAATTCTGTTCACGGAAGAACTCAAGCCGCAGCTGGTGTTTTAACAGCAGGTGTTGTATTTGGTGGTGTAAGTGGACCAGGAGCTAGAGGAGATACATTAGAATCTTATAACGGAACATCTTGGACAGAAGAAACTTCAGGTCTTATAGCCGCTAATGGAATGGGAGCATTTGGAACTCAAACATCAACTGTTTTTGCTGGTGGTTCAGCAGCTCCAATACCATCTTCACCTGGTACCGTGGGCTACAATGTTGGCACATATAATTGGAATGGAACAGCGCTTACAAGCTCAGCAAACACAGCATCAAATCATATGTACACAGCAGGAGATGGTACTTCAGGTACTGCTACAGGATTTATTGGTGGAGGTTCATCTGCTTATGCTTCAAATACAACTTCAACTGAAGAATATACAGAAGCTACAACACCTGTCACCACAGCTTCAACACTAACTACATCTTAAAAGTGTTATAAATAAAATTGATTTGCACATATATGTGCTGTTATAAAATGATAATATATTATGAAAACAATTATAGGTGTTAATCGTCATCATAATGCCACTACAACAGTAGTTCAAAATGGCAAAATTTTACTCTCTATAGAAGAAGAAAGATTAAATCGTTTTAAAAACGAAGGTATACCTTTTTTAGGTATTTTAAAAACAAAAGATTATATAGATGATTTTGATAGTATAGGGATAGCAGGTTATGCTCCATTAGGTGATATACAGGTTCACGGTAAACCACAAGGTGATTTATTTTCATTTACAGCTGGTAGAGTTTTTTTAAAAAAAAATGAATTTGTTAGAAATGATTTTTGGAAAGATCATCATTTTACTCACGCTGTTGGCTCTTTTTATAATTCTGGTTTTGAAGATGCTATTTGTATAGTAATGGATGGATCTGGCAGTAAGTATGATAATAAAGAAGAAAGTTATTCGTCTTTTTATATCAATTATCCTAATAATGTAAAAACATTGACAAAAGAATATTTTAATATTTCTGAATATCACTCAAAAAATAACGAAAAAAGTTTAGGTAGACTTTATGCCATATTAACAAGTCATTTTGGTTTCGATGGATTTTATGAATGTGGAAAAGTTATGGGATTAGCTTCATATGGTAAAAAAATATTAGATATAGATTTTTATGATTTTTTCTATGGAAACTATGGTGATTATGTAAACAAAAATCATCCTTTATATGAACCAACTTTAAATATGAAAGATTTTCAATTATCAGCTGATTTAGCATATACATTACAACAATATATTCAAAATGAAAGTCTTAAAAAAATTTTATTAGAAATTGAAAAAACAAACAGTAAAAACATTTGTTTGTCGGGTGGCTTCTTTATGAATTGTGTCAATAATTATCATCTTAAAAAACATTTACCTATTGATATTAATTTATATGTAGAACCAATTGCTCACGATGGAGGAACTTCATTAGGTGTGGCAAAATACATTTATTATAGTTTAAGTAAAGATATAAAAAAATATCCTCAAACAACAACTTATTATGGTTTAAAGTATGAAAAAAAAGATTTATTAAAATCAATAGAAAAAGAAAAAACTAAATCCGTAACTTATACAGAAGTTGCTGAATTATTAAAACAAAATAAAATAATTGCCATTTATCAAGGAAGATCGGAACAAGGACCTAGAGCATTAGGTAATCGTAGTATATTATTTAATCCTAAAAACATAAATGGAAAAGATATTGTAAATCAAGTTAAAAAAAGAGAACATTTTAGACCATTTGGGGGTACAATATTACAAGAAAATATGAGTGATTATTTTGATATGGCAGGACTGACTGAATCGCCATTTATGTGTTATGCTGTAGATGTAAAAAAAGAAAAATTAAGTGAAATACCAGCTATAACACACGTTGATAATACTTGTAGAATACAAACTTTAACAAAAGAATTTAACTTACATTTTTATAATTTAATAAATGAGTTTTATAAGTTAACAAAAACACCTATACTATTAAATACATCCTTTAATTTAGCTGGTGAACCAATGGTGGAAACAATAGAGGAAGCGTTAAAAACCTTACATAATTCAGAAATAGATTATCTTTATTTGCCTGAATTAAATATAGTTGTTGAAAAGTAATATAAATAGAATTATATAATAGCATATAAAATGCTTTATAATGTAACAGGAGAAATTGTAAATGAGTGAAGAAAATAAAACACAAAACTACGCTGAAGCCAAAAAAGAAAAACGAGATATCGTTGCCGCTTCAGAAGCAAACGTCAATCATCTAGCCGAAGTATTAGATACTAACGATTTTAAAGCTCTTAAAGAGTTAAAAGACGAGTTAAAAGATACTTGGCACAAAAAACAAGTCTTTAGAACAGAAACAGAAATGAGAATGTCTGTTTTACAAGACGCAAAATATCCAACTAAAGCCGCAAAATACTGGCAGTGTGTAAGAGAACAAAACGTGTTCTTTGAAAACTTAATGTCTTTATCTTTTGACTATCGTAAAAATGAAGTACGAATTAAAAAATTAAAGAAAAAAATTGAAAACGAAACTGACGATTTAAAAAGAGAAATGTACGAAATACAATTAGAAGAAAAATTGTATGGTAGAGCTAATATGGAATTAGTTGCCAAAGATCGTATGAGAGAAGTAAGTCAATGGTCTCAATTAAAGGCTGAATATGATGATGGTTCTTTTGATACTAGAAATGTTAATACTCACCAAGCAGAATCTTACAAGTTAATGTTAACAAATAAAGTTAAAACATTAACACCAGGTTCTTCTCAACCAGAAGTCTTTAACGTTGTAGGTCAATTACATACACTTGAAAGACTTGAAAAAGAGGGTGTACTATTACCATATAGTGCTGAAGCAAAGGCAAAACTTGGATATAAACCAAATACTCAAAATCAACAAGATTTAGGATTATCTACTGCAAGTGATATATCTACAAAACCTGCTGATAGAGAGTTAAACAAAGCCAAGTTAGCGTACAAAGAAGTATCAACAGACACAAAATAATTTTCAACTGTTTATATTATGAAGCAAAAGTTGTTTTGGTTAGTGGCTATGCCTCGTTCAGGTAATACACTTTTTGGTTCTTTAATGAATCAAAATCCTGACATAGGTGTAACCGCTAACTCTATCACACTAGAAATTATGAAAGATTTGTTTTTATTAAAACAAACTGATGTCTTTCAAAACTATCCTGATAAAAAATCTTTGGACAACGTTTTAGATAATGTCTTTGATAATTACTATAAAGACTGGAATTACAAATACATTATTGATAGAGGACCTGTATCTACACCAGGTAATCTGATGTTAATGCAAAAACACTTTAAACAGCCAATTAAGTGTGTTGTATTATTAAGAGATGTTTTAGATGTGTTAGCGTCTTATATGAAGTGGTATTACAACAATCCTAACTCATTTGTCAATAGATATGGTCTAAAAACAGATGATGAAAAATTAGGTATGTTGATGAATAAAGATGGCGCCATAGCAAAAGATTTAGAAGCAATCAAAACTTTATTACAACCTGAAAACTCACATATGGCTTGTTTTGTAAAATATGATGACCTGATTAACGATCCTAAAACTCAACTAAATAGAATATATAACTTTTTAGAGATACCTTATTTTGAACATAACTTTAATAATCTATCTCAATTACAAGTAAACAATAGAAGTTATGATGATAAAATTGTGGGTGATAATATGCACACAATTAGAACAAATGGAGTATATAAGGAAGATAATCCATATCGTTCTATGATACCTAAACGTATCATTGATAAATATGGACATATAAAATTTTGATATGAATGATATAAAATTTAACTTTATTTTTTTAGGACAATCGGTTTTGAAATATGAGGTACCGTTAGAGATATTTCATACGATTAATGGTATTTACGAAACCAATTTTAAACAATTGGCCCCCGCCAATAAACAACTAGTCGGTAAGATAAGAAATGAACACTCTATCTATTATGATGGAGAAGACACTTCTAAAATGCACCGACACAGTTTATTACCAGTAAATGTACAACAATGGTTTATGAGTATGTTTAATCATTATTTAAATTGGAATAAAATAAGAAATCCACATTGTCATTTAAATAGTATATGGATTAATGAAATGAAAGAACACGAATATAATCCTGTACACGTACACCAAGGCACAATGTTTACAGGCTTATCTTCAGTAATGATTTTAAAACTTCCTAAAAATACAGGTGTTGAATATTCAGCAGAACATCAACCACAAAATGGTAAATTACAAATATTAGGTTCGTCTTCTGGCCAATTTGCCAAAGTTGATTATCAACCAGAATTACAAGAAAGAGATTTTTATATTTTTCCGTATGATATGCGACATTGTGTATATCCATTTAACGGAACAAACGAAGTTAGAAGAACACTAGCAGCAAACTGTGATGTTCAGTATAACCCAATTGAAAACAGAGGAGCTATTTAATGAGCGGTATGTACGAAAATATGCACTTAAAGGAACCTAGATGGAAGAGTTGGATTGTAGAAACAACAAGTCCACTATTTTCACCTGACCAGTGCAGACAAATAATAGAGTGTGGAAGAAGACAAAAACCACAACAGGCACAAGTAGGTATGAATAAACAAGGTGGTGGTTTAGATACTAATAAACGAGTAACCAATATATCTTGGATTCCATTTGCGGAAATGCCACATATGTATAGAGATTTGTATAGTTTTATACAACAGGCAAATGAAAATCATTTTGGATTTGGCGATATTCAAATAACTGAAAACGCACAATTTACAGAATATCCAGAAGGTGGTTTTTATGATTGGCATATGGACTGTGATGTGAATATGTCACACGAGCCACCAGTAAGAAAAATATCAATGACTTTACTTTTAAATGACCCAGCAGAATTTGAAGGTGGTGATTTAGAGTTAATGGCACCAGGTAAATTTAAACCAATGAAACAAGGACACGCAACTATATTTGCTTCATTTATAAATCATAGAGTCAATCCAGTAAGACGTGGTGTAAGACAATCATTAGTAGTATGGTTTGGCGGAAAACCATTTAGATAAGATGTTAATAAAAGAACAGTTTTTTCCAACGACTGTATATGGTAAAGATTTACAGTTAGATAATAATACGTTAGCACAACATATTATTCAATGGTCTCAACAAGACCAAGGTGTGAAAAAAACAAATATGAATGGTTGGCACTCAACAACTGATATGCACTTAAAAAAAGAATATCAAGTGTTAGTTGATGAGTTATATAAAATGCAACACGAAATATACCAAGAAGAATGGTTAGATAGAAGGCCTAAACTAGGAAATATGTGGGCAAACATAAATTATTCAGGAGGTTATAATCGACCTCACGTTCATCCTAATTGTTTATTTTCAGGTGTGTATTATGTAAAGACACAACCACAATGTGGTGAGTTGGTAGTCAATGACCCTCGACCAGGTATTCAAACAATGATGCCGACAAGAAAATCAGGTCAGCCGCCTAAACATTTATGGCGAGAAGCCCATATAGAACCTGTACAAGGAAGATTGATTATGTTTCCTGCTTGGCTATGGCATTGTGTTGAACCAAATCAAAGTAATGATATGAGAATATCGGTCAGTTTTAACTTTATACAAGAAGGATTTGAATAATGAACGAAGAATTTAAACAAAAGAAATATCAAGTAATCAAAAACGCCATCTCTTATGAGTTAGCAAATTTCTGTCTAAACTATCTTTTATTAAAAAGAGATGCCGCAGGATTTATGTACAAAAACAATGTGATTGCTGATACAGGTATGTGGGGAACTTGGAGAGATCAACAAGTACCAGGTGTCTATTCTCACTACGCTGATCCTGTAATGGAAACTTTATTAATGAAAGTTTTACCTGTAATGAAAGAACAAACAGGTTTAGATTTAATACCAACTTACTCATATACAAGAGTGTATGAAAAAGGCTCTATACTATGGCGACACAAAGATAGACCAAGTTGTGAAATATCTACAACTTTAAATTTAGGTGGCGATCCTTGGCCAATCTACATTGATCCAACTGGAGAAAACAATGTATTAAAATCACAATATACGGCTAAAGGTGAGGAGTGTATTGTCAAACAAGGTGCTCACGCTGGCAATAGAGTAGATTTAGAACCTGGTGATATGTTAGTATATTCAGGTTGTGAATTAGAACATTGGCGAAATGAGTTTATGGGAAATATGTGTGCTCAAGTGTTTTTACACTATAACCACGTAAATGGACCGTTTGCTGACAAAAATAAGTTTGATAAACGACCATTATTAGGGCTTCCATCGTTTGTTAAGTAGTATAAATATAACTAAAAGGTGAAAAGATTATGACTGAAACAAAACAAGATATAATAACAATAGATGGTATAGAATACGAATTAAGTAAGTTACCTGTGGATATTAGAAATACTATTGTTGCTAGACAAGAAATTCAAACTTCTAAAGTAAGACACGAAATCGAACTAGAAAAGATTGAAGTATTGACTAATCATTATAATGAAAAAATTAAAAAAGGATTAGAACAATTAAATGGCAGCAAGAGCAAATCTACAGATTGATAAAGGAGCTACCTTTTCAAGTGATGTAACCGTCACAGATACAGATGGTACAGCATTTGATTTAACAGGATATACAGCGGCCTCTAAAATGGCTCTGGGATATACCTCTACAAGAACAAGAGTTTCCTTACAAGCTTCAATAAATGGTGATCCTACTACAGGTATCATCACTATTTCTTTAACAGCCGATCAAACAAAGGCTTTAGAAGCTCCAGCAAGATACGTCTATGATGTTGAAATTACAAAGACTTCCGATAGTACAGTTACACGAGTAATAGAAGGTATTATTACAGTAAGTCCAGACGTAACTACTGATTAAATTATAGTTTTTCTCAACACATTTTTGTTATAAATATTACAAAAGAGAGAGATAATCTTAATGGTTAAAGCAGTAATAAACAGTAGTGGTGGCGTTAGAGCTAATATTAATTCTAACACTTCAGCTGGACCTCAACAGGTTTCAGTA